GCCTGGACGTACTCACCGGTCATCTCGGGCAAACGGGCTGCGACACAAAGATCCCGCACGGCCTTGGCGCTGGCTAGGGCTGCCTGCACAGTGGCTTCGTCCGCGAGCTTGGTCGAGGCGATCAGCGGCTCGACCAGGTTGCTGATACCAGCCTTTGCACAGGCCTGGGTGATCATCAAGGCTAAGGCTGTCGAATCGCTGGCAGCCGGCTGCGGTGCATCTGGCTCGTTTTCGGGCTCATTTACAACGGGCTCCGTCGGCTCATCCTTGCTTGCTTTGAGCTGATCCAGCAGCGCCTGCGGGGTGTTCCGGTAGCGTGCCATGGCAGCGCCCTGCCCGAGGCAAGCCTGTACCTTGACACCATCGCCGACTTCATCGGCTAGCCCCAGCGCCAGGGCCTCCGAGGCCGTAAGCCAGGTTTCTGCATTGACCAAACGCCGCAGCTCATCCTCGTCAATGTCCGGCGCCTTGGCCTTGTAGGCTGCGATGATCACCTCGAATGCCTGGTCGAGCACATCAGCCACCCGACGCAACTCGTCCGCATCACCACCAGCCCAGGTATAAGGGTTATGGATCATCAGCATGGCATTCGAGGCCATGACCACGCGGTGAGCACCGCAAACCGCCACGCTGCCTGCACTGGCGGCCAAAGCATCGACCCGGCCCGTACAACGCTCACCCAAGCGGCTCAGCGCGTTATGAATGGCTAGCCCCTCGAACAAGTCGCCGCCATTGGTGTTGAAGGCCACAACAACCGGTGACACACCGTCGTCCACTGCCTTGAGATCCTGGATGAACTGGTTGGCGGTGATGCCCCAGCCGCCAATCTCGCCGTAGACATAGACCTCGATCACCTTCGAGTCGGCATCATCCTCCTCCGCTGCAGCAGTGATCGAATACCAATGCCCATCCTCGACTTGCGGGAGGGCCTTCGTCATGTTGAGGATGCGGAACGGCATCAACGGTTTCATGTTTTCCCCTTCTCGTCGGAGTCATCCGACTCGTCATCGATAGCCGACAAGCCGTTGTATTTGAGGCCCAGGGCATGCGCCCGGGCGATGTCAGTGGCGTTCTCTTCATCCACGATCTCTGCATCGGTACCTGAGCGAAGGCACATCTCGCTGCGAGAGGTAAAGCCCGCCGCGACCTCGAGCATGCGCGCCTGTACGTCCTGCACTGGCTGGATGTACGCCCACCCCTGTGGTACCCACCGCGTACGCTGATACGTGCGACGGTTCAGCGTGTAGTCCACCAGGTCGAGTGCCCCGGCCAGTACCGCCATGTCCATCCAGGCCGCCCGCACCGGGCGACACAGCTGGTGGACATAAACCGAGAACTGCAGCTGCTCCAAACGGCGCCGGAATTCGTTCAGCACCACCCGGATGACACGGTCGTTAACCCCACGCATGTCGCCGGTCATCAGCTCGTAAGGCAGACCCGCACCAGCAGCGGCAGCCATCAACTGCTGCCGCATGAAATCGGGGTAGTTGTTGCCGCCGTCGGGAGGGTCAGAGAACTCGACCTGCTCGCCTGGCCCCAGCTCCTGCATGGTGCCGGGCTCCAGCGCCACCATCGGGGTGAAGGCATCACGGTCGCGAACAACCGGTGCCCCAGTGAGCATGTCCATTGGTGGACCACCCAGCCCCTCCGGCGCCGGTTTGCGGACGAAGCCAGCGAACAGGTTGGCCACCTCTTGCCGGAAGAGCACCGCATCGTCGTAGTTGTCCAGGCTGCGCAGGCGTTTCAAGATCGGCGCCAACCTGGGGACTCCACGCAACTGGCCGGGCTCAAGGGGCTCGAAGATGTGCAGCATTTGATCGGCCGGCACACGTACAAGCGGGTTGTAACCGGCGTTGAGCGATGCCTTGTCGCTGGGATGGTTGCGGTAGCACCAATAGGCGACCCTGCGGCCAATGCCATTGAACTCGATACCGGCCCGGATGGTGTTGCCTGAGCGTGTCACTTCGAACTTGTCGTGCGGCACGAATTCCGGCGCGAGGCACTGCACCTGCAGCGGCACCGCCAGGCCATCCTCCAGCCGGCGTGGGCGCAAGCGCACGAAACATTCACCGGACTGCTCAACCGTGCGAGCCACCAAGGCCTGCTGGCCATAGAAGTCGGTGCGTTCGTCGGCGTCCGACTCGTCCACCCAGTCCTCCCACAGTTCCTGCATGGCCTTGCGTAGGGCCTTGTCCAGCAATCTTGGCTGCGGCGTGATGCCGGTACCGATCAGGTTGCTGACCCGTTTATCAATGACGTTGGCCGCATACGGATCGTTGCGTACTGCAGCCCGTGAACGGGATCGCAGGTTGCGAAGGGCCGGCATGATCAGGCTGTTGGGGCCAGTATCTGGCGCATCCCAGCCAGAGGAACGCCGCCCCTCGGCGGCACCTTCATAGCTGGCCTTGATCCGCTCAGGTACCAGAAGCCCCGAGCGTGTGGAGATGTAGCGGCCGGTCACAGGCCCTTACCTCCATGGTGGAGGCGAACTACGCGAGAGCGCGGGCCGGCAGACTGGGCCAGCTCAGTACGGATCAGATCGCGAGCCTTGATCAGCTCGTCTACCGTCCTATATTCGACGGTGCGGTCGCTGTAGCGAACAACCCGTTCGCCACGCGCAATCGCACGCTCGACAGCCGCGAGGTGTGCTTGGGTGTATGCCATGTCAGCGTCTCTTCAGATAGCCGCTGCTGGAGCTGCGGCGTTGCATTGGTTGAGGTGCCGGGCGAGACGGCAGCGTTGTACGGGGAGCAGGCCGAGCTGGGGGCGGTGACGCAGATACTGGCCCTTCGTCGGGGTCATCATCCTCATCACGTCCGTGCTCGATGACAGGTTGCTTCGTAGGTGATGGCTCATCAAACAGACTGGCCTGGGCCATCGCCTGGCGCAGCTTGTCCCAGTCTTGTTCGCCGTAGCGATGCAGGCCGAGGTAATACGCCATGGCCAGGTTGTACACCTGAAGGTCCAGCGCCTCGTTGCGGTCGGCCTTGCCCTTGACCCACTCGATCCGCTTGTAGCCCTTCACATAGCGGGCGATCTTGCGTTCTGCCACGCACTGCTGGAAGAACTCGTCGGGAAGGTCCTTGGCGAAGTGCACCGCGCCCGGTCCCGACTCAAATCCGTAGCGGTTGTAGATCCAGTCCTTGGCGGTGTCGGTACCGATCATCCACAGCTCGGCACCGTTACGTTCGGTCTGGCCCTTCCAGGTGACATCCACCAGAGACGGCCGTTGGGCAATGACCGGCTTGCCAGGCTTGCTCGCCCCCTTCAACGCAAAGACGTTACGCCAACGGCGCACGCGGCAGAACTGATAGACCTCATGGGTGTGATGACCACCGGAGTCGATGCCTGTGGCCAAGATACCCAAGGCAACACCGCAGGGATGGCGGTATCGGGCCTTCAGCAGTCCATCAAGCAGATCCCATGTCCTTTGGTCTGCTGGGTCCCCGGGGATCACCCGGAAGTCAACAACCCAGCGCTCCATGCCGACGCCCCAGCCGATCACCATCACCTCCAAGCGATTGGCCTGGACGTCGACAGAGCAGGTCAGCACCAGGACACCAACAGTCAGGGTACCGAGCACATAGTCTTCCTGCAGGGCTCGGGCCTGCAGGACTTCGGCCTTGGTTTGCTCGACCGCGCTATCCCATACCTTTGCCAAGCGGGTGTTGTAGAACACCTGCATAGGCTCGAGATCGCCTCGGTCCTGGGCGCGCTTGGCCTTCTCGTATTGCTTAGCCAGATCAGCCCATGATGTCCAACCAAGCGGGGCATACAGAGCGTTGAGGTGGAAACCAACCGTCTCCCCATCGCCCTGGGCGTGCGAGCGCCATTCCCCTTTGGTGAGCATCTCACCCTTGTGATGCTCCTCGATCAGCACATCGCAATCGGGTGAAGAGCACTTGTAATGGACTGTCTGGAAGTCAGCGGAGTACAGCAAACTCTCCCACTCCATCACCTGCATATGACCGCAGGTTGGACAGGGCACGTAGTAGTGCCGCTGGTCGCTGGCCTCAAAAAGATCAGCGATGCGTGAGGCCCCCTTGATGGTCGGCGAGCTGGAGAAGTAAAACTTCGCGTTGCGCCCAAAGGTACTGCCTCTTGTCTCCGCCAGCTCGATGGGGTCACCCTCTTCATCGACATCAACGTCCCAGCGGTCAATCTCATCGCCGTAGATAAATCGCGCAGCCAGTTCTGCCAGGTTGGAGGCCGAGCCAGCCGTGGTCGCGTAAAGCGTGCCGCCCTCGAACTCCTTGGTGTCCATGGTGTTGCGTGCATCCCGTGACCGGGAGGCAGCCACACGTGCTCTCAGTTCGGGGGTCGCGGCAATGGTCTTACCGATCCTCGCTGACACCCGCTTGGCCAAGGCCAGGCTCGGCAGCAAGGTCAGGATGTTGGACGGCGACATGTGGATCAGCGCGCCTATCCAGTTCAGGGCGATCTGCGTTTTCATGAGCTGCGAGGCGACCATGGTGATGACGCGCTTGCAGGGGTGCGCTGGTGAGAGGCAGCGCATGGGTTCACGGGCATACGGCGTCCGCGCCGTGCGGTATTTGCCGGGCTCGGCTGCACCGGTTTCACGCGGAATCCGCATGTACTCGTCAGCCCATTCGTCCACCCACAATTCAGGGTCGGGCTGAAGCCCCCGGCCATACGCTTCGCGGTACACCTTTGCACCGTCCGCGTATCCGGTGGGCATAGGCTCAGCTCTGTGTCATGGCTTGTTTGAGATCGGCGCCGTTCATCTTCGCCGCGTCGTCGAAGACTTGGCGAAACGCACCCGCCAGGTGTTTTTCGATTTCCCAGGAATCGCTCATACCCGTCAGCTCGGCAGCGAGCTGTGGAGCGAGGCCGAACATCAGGTCCCGAAGCGTGCGCCCAGCAGCAAAGGCGGCATCCTCCACCGCCTTGCGCTCGACCAGGTTGCCCTGAACCTTATTGAATTCAGCTTCGGCGAGCTGCGCCAGGTAGTACTCGCGATGCGCCCTCGCCTTCTGAAAGTCTGGGCCCTTGCCGGGCTGCGGAACCGGTGGCTGCACCGCAGGTGTGTCGCCGACTGGTTGGAGGTGGGTGCGCACGTCACGATCGACCCGGTTTTCTTCATGGCGGGCCGCAACGGCGGCCTTGCTCGGATCGGCCGATTCAGCCAACAGCATCTCGGTGGCTTCGACATCGACCTTGCCATCGGCGGTGAGCACCAGGCGGTCCTGGTTGGCCAGTTTGGAAACGTAGGATTTCGACCATCCGCGTCGGGCGGCGAACTCCGATTTCGTCAGATATGTCATTGCAAAACGTCCAGTTCACCCAATGAATTCAGGGGGTTAACCAGTTCACCGCAGTTCACTAAGCTGGTGAACTGTCCGCTAACGAAGAACCGCGGGTTTCCTGCCCCGTACCCCGGCCATATCGCCAGGGTCCCCGGCCCTGCCGGGGCTGCCGGTCGGGTCACCGCCCCGCCTCACCACTGGCCGGCGGCACCTGCTCGACGCCCAGCCGCTTGGCGGCCCAGCGCTCGTACAGGCCGATAGCGACATCGGCGCCGGCCATCGCAGTCAGGCAACCGAATGCAGCCGAAGCCCAGATCGACGCGCCGGCGGAGTACAGCAACATGATCGTTGCCATCCCGCAGACCACACAGGCTCCGGACCGCAAGGCGATACGCCGAACCAGTGCCCAGCCACGGACACCCGCCTTGTCCGCTCGCCACATCTCGCCAGATACCCCGCCGACCAGGGCGAGAGTGATCACGAGCCATACCGGCATCTCGGCAAGCGCTTGTTGTTCGTTCGTCATCCCGTTCCCCAAATGCAAAAAACCCGGCGCGGTGGCCGGGTTTGCTGTGTGTGGCGAGCTGCTTTGCGCGCCCGCACGTCTCGAAGATGGGTACTTTTTACAGGTCGATTCCGGTGGCAGCAAGCAAGTTTTAATGCCACCCGGCAATAAGGGGTAAACGCCTAGGGAATGTCTAGAAAATGTCGGGGGAATACACCACCCCGGCTTAGCTTCACTTAGGCGCTGCCCCATAGGTCCCAAAGGGGGCGGTAATGGTGGGACCTGTTGAGCCCTTGAAAATAAAGGGCTGTCCCACTGTCTAACTGTTTTAACCCTTTCCCGTGTAAAGAGAGAGATTAAAAGCACGCTGCGCGCAATGCGCGCGTAACGCGCTGCATGCGCCCTATGTGCGCGCCTTCGTGTGAGCGGTGGGACGGTGGGACAGCCCGCGAATAGCGCGGGCTTGAGCGTGGATCACCTGCAAAAAACGTGGTAGTCCAGTGGCTGGACGGTGGGACCATGCGAGGCGGATCATGCAGCTCGCCCCATGAGCATGCCTGCGATGCAGACGTGCGCATCATGCAAGCGCTTGTAGTACGTGTCCCGGCTACACCCACAGTGGCGGTACTTCTGGTACAGCTCACTGTCGGCGTTGCAGTAATGCTCATAGACCACCAGGTAAAGCTCCGGTGCCAGATGCTTGTTCACGATGATCTCGATGTCCGCAGACTCGTCCAGCAGCACCTTGCTGCCTCGGGTACCACGGACAAGATCACCCTTACACTCAATCAACAGGCCGAGCATGCTACCAACACCGCCTGCCGAATGACAGGGCTCAGGTGCATGGAGCTCTTGCGCCCACAGCTTCAGCATCTCATCGATATGCTTGATCAAAAGCAGTCCTCCTTCGGCACTGGCGGTTGTTGCTCAAGGGCGCTGGTGCGGCCCCAGCCCTCGGGCTTCTGATACGCCCAGGGCCGCTTGCCACTCTTCGGAAGCGCGGCGAGCCGTCGACGGCGCCAACCCAGGCGGTGCATGATCGACCCCACACGCATCTGCTCGGGCTTGCCCCAATGGCCGGGATCCAGGTTGAGCGCCTGGCCCAACACCTCGCTCCCGGTGACCGTCTCCCCGGCCTGCGATTCCTCCAGCCATTTGAGGATCGGTCCTTCCCATTCATCCACCACGAAGCGTTCTTCCTGCTCGGTAGTGAACAGTTCTTCCTCTTCGCGGGTGACCCACCAGATGTCACCGGCCTGGTAGCAGAACATGGCCTCGGCCCACAGCTGGTCACGGACCCGGCGCAATGCCTCCAGGTCGACCTTGACGCAGGCGACCGGCCAATAACGCCGGTTACCGGTAGCGTCCTTGAGGTATTCATCTTGGTTGGTGGTGCCCGCGAAAACACACTGGCGTGGCACATCGCTCGTTCTTCGCCCATAGCTTTCGCGGTAGGTGTCGATGGAGGCCGAGAAGAACTGCTTGGCCTTGGTGCTCTCAGCCTTGTTGAAGCTGTCCAGTTCACCCAGCTCGACGATCCATTTGCCCCGGATCGCCTGGAACGCATCCTTGTCGCCCAAGGTAAACGGCGTGTCCATGAACCATTCGCCACCAAGGATGCCCAGCGCCGTGGACTTACCCGCGCCCTGCGCACCCTCGAGGATCATCACCGCATCCGCCTTGCAGCCGGGCTTCATCACTCGGGCCACCGCCGAGATCATCCAGCGTTTACCGACCTTGGCGCTGTACTCATTGCGGGGCACACCGAAGATTTCATGCAGCCAGCGCTCAAGGCGTGGCACGCGATCCCATTCCAGCTTGGCCAGGTAGGTGCAGACCGGATGGAAGGCGTTGTCGTGCGCCACAACACTAACAGCCTCGACCACATGCGAGGCCTTGACGCGGAGGCCCTGCTGGGCCAGCCACTTCATTACACGCATATCATCGATGTCGCTCCACTCCCCCGGCACCCCACCATAGGGCGCCGCCCGGAGGCGCATGATCTTCGAGCTGAAGGCGTTGTAGCCGATCACCCCGCTCCACCGCTCATCGTTGGCCAGGATCAGCTCGACGTTCTGCATGTGGGCGATCAGGGCACCGCTCTCGGTCCTGGCCAGCATGTCTTTCCAGCCCCCTGTAGCCGGAGGCTTGATCACCGCCGTGACCTGACGACGAACCGCATCGAGACCTTCCGCGCAGTGCAGGTCGTTGAAGTCAGTCCACTTGACCTCACGGTCGCCAGAAAAGATCGGGCCTACCACCTGGCCGCCGACCACCACGGCCGCGTTATTGGCCTTTTCCTCACCCGGATTCCAGGGCTCGCCCGTTGGCCGCTTGGTCTTCCAGTCGTCATCCCGGCAGATGATGATGGACCGGCCAGGGAAGCGCTCACGCATGTGCTTGGCTACGGCCATCAGGTTGCCCGCATCGAATGCGATAGCGACTGCCTGGGAGGTTGCCATGTGCAGGCTAGCGCCGGTGGCATAACCCTCACACACCAGTACAGGCTCCCCTGGCTCAGGATGGCCACCGATCATGTGGAACGCACCATCCTTGGCCATGCCATGCGGCCAGTAGGACTTGTCGCGTCCGGTATCCTCTTGGGCTGTCGGGAAGATCACCTGCAGACCCACGATGGCGTCTTGTGCATTCTGCATTGGGACGAGCACCGCGCCCGACTTCGGCGCATAGCGGACGCCGAAGCCGACCACCTGCTTGCGATCCAGATAGGCGCTACGGCCCTTCTCGGGCATGCGCTTGAACAGCGCTTCCGCACGCTTGGCCGCACGACGCGCCGCGTTGGCGGCGACCTCCGCGGCCCGGCGCTTGGCATCAGCTTGCCGTGCACGCATCACCTCACGCTCTTCGGGGGTCAGGCCACGACCGTCGGTTTTCACCTTCTGTGTTTCGCCCAGGCGCCAATCACCAAAGCTGCCGAAGATCAGGGTTTGACCTTTCTCGGTCAAATGCTCGTGTAGGACATACCAACCGTTCTTTTCCTTGCCCTTGTCATCTTTGGTGCGGCAGCGGGTCAGTTTGCCGAAGATCAGAGGCTGGTCAGGCTGAAGGCCGTAGTCGTGCAACTGGTCGAGAGCTTTATCGAGCATGACGAGCCCCTTGCTTCTCGTTTAAGACCTGGCAATCCGTGCAACGTATGCAGCCTGGGGCTGCTACCCGGCGTGCCTGAGAGATTGGCTCATCACAATCCACGCACTCTTCAAGAGAGACGCGCCCGGGGGCAGGCTTGCGGGCTGCCAGCGCCAAGTCCAAGTGCCATTGGGCGCGATCATTCGCCAAATCAGCAATATCAGCCACGACGCGCCCCCCGAGTGGTCTGGTTGACGTATTCGGCACGGCGGTACATGCCGAGCAAGCCCTGGATGCCCCGAAAGACTTGCTGTTGGATCTCCGCGAGCTCCTGATCGTCGACCTTGCCGTCGCCGATGCTGCGCGCCCAGGTTTCGGACAGGTTGGCGACCTGGCGGAAGAACGCCGCAAGGCCCATGGTCAGGGTTTCGGGAATGTCATGGCTGTAGGCGCCCGAGAGCTCTTGCCAGATGGTGTCGCCGACCAGGGCATGCACCGAATCGAGGATCCGCGGATCCTTGGTCAGCTCAAGGATCTCGCCGAATTCTTGGACGTTGACGATGTGGGTCGGATGGGTGGGAGACAGCTTGTGCTGGAGGGTGGTGGCGTTGCGGCCGGTGGTAGCAGCGATGGCGGCAGCACCACCCGGATAGTCACGTACAGCGTGGTAAAGCGCGAGTTCGAGCGGCAGCACCTCGCGCTTGGCGCGCTCGATGCAGCTCATTGGAGTTCGGCTCATGGCATTAATCCTTGTAGGTTGCCAGTGCCAGCGGCGCGTCGTGGTGATACATTTGCCGCGTGGCTTGAGTGGGCCATACGCCGGTTAAACCTCCAAAGGGATACCGGCACCAAGCCGGGGTGTCGATCCGTCGACTACCCCTGGCAAAACTGCCGCCTGATCTGTGGTGGAGATGGCGGCCTCCAGGCTCCATGCCCGGAGTACGTGTTCAAGTGCCGCGGTTGCATGTGGTGTGCCCGCTAATCTTGAACGCGGCTCAGCATTACTGTGGTGGTTTTGCAGGGGGATAAAGGGCGGCCTCAAGGCCGCCTTTTTTCTGTCTCGATGTGATGCTGTTCGGTGCTACAGCTTTTAACAACCAGTTCGCATCGAAAAAATTACCCCTCTCTCTGGCCGCAGCAGCTAAACGCTCAGCATATTTTGTTTCGCCAGTGTATTCGGTCCGAGGAAACGCAGCTGCCAAGCGCCATTTATTCAGAGCTTGATAGCTTCGATTACACACCTTAGCTGCAGCACCAATCCCTCCTGCCGCCTCGAAAGCAAACGCAATGGCGTTAGGGAAATCCAACGGGTCAAGCATGACGGCCTCCTTAATCAACCGTCAGTTGATATTAAACATCAACTGACTATTGCGCAAGCCTTATGAGACTCTCAACCCATGGTTGACAAAAATGAAATCCGAGCTGAATTCAGCTCCCGCTTACACGAAGCACTGACTGCTGCTGGGATAAGACAGCGAGGCCGGGGCGTTGATGTGCATAAACACCTGAAAAATCTGGGCGTTGTGAAGACGACACAGGCGATCAGCAAATGGTTGAATGGTGAGGCTATACCCGAAGCTGACAGCATTGCGGCCCTAGCCGAATGGCTTGGCGTCAGACGTGAATGGCTGGAATATGGCGTAATGCCTCGAGAGAGTTACCAAGAAATGGCTTTCGACGATGGCGGCAACGTCCAAGCCATCGGCAGGGTGTTTGGAAAGGTGCCCTTAATTTCGTGGGTCCAAGCCGGCGCTTGGTGTGACTCTGCTTCAAATGTTGAAAGCTCCCAAGCAGAATCATGGCTTTCTTGCCCGGTGTCGATTAGCAAAAGTGGCTACGCATTGAGAGTAAGAGGCGACTCGATGACTAACCCTGGCCCAGGTAGGAGTTATCCCGCGGGCTGTATCATATTTGTAGACCCCGAACTAAAACCTGCTACCGGCGATCGCGTGATCGCCAGTATTCCCCGAACGAATGAAGCTACCTTCAAGGTCCTTGTAGAAGATGCAGGAGTAGCATATCTGCGACCAATCAACCCACAATATCCAGTATTACCAATAACTGAAGAAACATTGATCTGCGGAAAGGTTGTGGGATCATTCATCCCAGAATAGCTAAAAAACCGTTACAACTGATCAGCTTGAAAAATTGAGACATCACTTCCAAGTGCCTGAATCTCCCTACGCTGGCGCAGAGTCAGTACAATACCAGGCTCAAAAATCAAAATAACATGAACAGTCACTGACTTGTTAGTGATTTCCTTATACACCGCTTTAATGCGCTGCACCAGCTCGCCGACATGCTTCAGCAGCATTATCAAGTTCCGCCCGGTCCTCACGTACTTCACCTCAAACACCACGTCTTCAGTGCGTCCGCTTCCTGCCGGTATCAGACCGTCCAACTCAATGCTCGTCTGTTTGCCACGGAGCAAAACTCCCCGTTCGATAGCGGAATTGAAAATCAGCTCCGCCCGGTCTAAGGCCTGGGATTCCAGTTGATACACGCGCATTAGATCTTGTTCTCGTGGAGACAATTTAAAGACACGGTGAGTACCTTGACCAGCATCTTCGACACCTGTCACCTTCGGTTCCACAATATCCTGGGGAGCCTGATCAGTTGGAGGGGCGCTTTCACGCGGTGCTTGCACAGATGTATCAACGTCCGACGGCGCAGTATGAAGAGAATCAGAGACTGTCGAATCTTCCGCTTGAGTAACTGACTGATCGACATTGATTGTTTCGGACTGCGCAATCGCCTCAGCCTGAGCCAGTTCTCTTTTTAGCAGCTCCAGCTTATCTGCAGTTGACAACTGATTCTTCTTGTAATCAAAGTAATCTTTATTGCCCCTGATGATAGCAGCAAGGTTTTGAAGAAACTCCAGCTCAGTTACACCAGTTGCGATAACAAAGATGGCTATGAAATATGTCGAGGCATGATTCGCAAACAGAGCTAATGAAGCGACTAGAAAAATAGCCAGTAATTTCAGCGTGTGGGTTCGAAAACACGGACAGAGCGAAAGCCCCCCGGCGATCACCGCCACAGCGGCAAGACCACCACCCAATGCTTCGAAAAAATTAGTAGGCAAAAAATCTTCCATGATCAACGTTCAGTGAGAGTCAAGAACCGCAAGCTACTAAAAAGCCACCATGCCGTGCAACCATTTGACGGAACCCCAGCCATGGCTTAGCAACCATCGGTTGACTTTTATCAATTGTTGGTTGATATTTGATTCACTCTTCCACCACAGAGTGACACCATACCATGCACACCACTGCATCTCTGCACGTCCACCCGGCCGCTGCATCTACTGATCTGATCTTCAAAATCCGCCGCCTAGCCCGGCAACACGGCTGCGAATTTGCCGCCACAAAGCGCCCCGCGACAGCACACGCTACCCGCCCAGTGACCCCAGACGATGGGGGACATGCAGCATGAGCTACTCATTGAGCCACAACGCTTTCGCCTGCCTCAAAGCACAGACCAACCTCTCCGGGCAATTCACCCACATCCTCCGCGACGAGGCGAACGGTGCCTGCGCCAAGGCCACGCTGCAGACCGAGGTCTATCTCGACCAGCTCGATGTGATGATCCGCATGGGCTCGACGGTGAATACTCTGAGGCTGCCAGCGAACAGCCTCTCCAGTGCTAGAAAGATCGCAGTCCACCTCGAGGCGATCGCCAATGGCCAGGTTGATACCGCCGCCATGTCTACGACCGATCAATTGCTGGCTGACGCGGCGTAGGAGGAAGCCATGGAACGCAACCTGGCACAAACCGCCAAGCTGTTCGGTATCAGCCGCAACGAACTGATCTGTTTGATGCGCGAGAACGAGCTACTGACCGAGCGCAACCTGCCTCGCTATCCAACCCGGGACCGAGAGTATCTTCGGACCAAAGAGGGACAGTGGTTTCACCCGACCTCAGGCATGCAGTACAGCATGTCGACCCGCGTAAAGCAGGCCGGGATCCCTTGGCTCGCAGAGCGCCTGCAGCTGCAGCTTCCGACACCACCGGAAGACAAGCGTCATGCAGCCTAGGCAATACGCCGCCGAGATTCTCCAGCTCAGGACCCGCGCGGAGCGCAACGCAGCACTCCTGCAGGTCCCCAAAGCCTGGCAGAGCCTGGTACGCAAACACTGCGAAATCACCTGGAACCACCCGTCACGCCACAAGCTCAGGGAGAGCCGGACGCCTGATGAGCAATAACAACCAAATCGCGTTGCGTTTACCGCACGCACCGGACGCAACCACCGTGGAGCTGCTCTATCGCACCTTCGGCGACGTGCTGATTCCACTCGAAAAGGTGCGCGTGCAGTACTTCCGCAACCTCAACGAAGACACCTTTGCCGAGCAATTGAAGGTCGGCCGGATTTGCCTGCCGGTGACCACACTGGACAACAGCCAGAAGGCGTTGAAGTTTGCCCATATCCGCCATGTTGCTGCCCTGATCGACAGCAGGGCCTACCAGGCGGACGAGAAGCAATCTCGGCCCAACGAGCAAGACAAGCAGTAACGACACCAGCAAGGGCCGCCACCACCGGCCCGCACACCACAAGGAGTAAGACCCATGACCACCCAACAGGTCGTCGCCCTCTTCGTCATCTGTGCCTCCATCATCGGACTGTTTGCCTACGCCTATTTCCTGGGCCGAAAAGCAGGTCGCGCCCACCACCCATCCGGCTTGCTTTTTGACTCTGCGCCGTGCACAGGACACAGCCGCCCTGGCGCTCTGGCATCACCGCAAATCTCGACCTCGGAGGGAAGCGAGCATCTGCTGGTACGGGGGCTCACCGATGCCACGCTCGCTTCGCTCCGCGAGACTGCCAGCATCGACGCGCAGAAAACAAAGAGTCTCTGCTGCGAAGCAGCAGGCATTATTAATCCCCTCAGCAGCCCCGCCGAGGCACTGGCACCCCACGACAAGCTGCGCGAGGCAGCGCCCGCTGATGCAACGCTAATCGCTAAAGATCACCCGCACGCGCAGCCTGCCGAGGGGTATACGCACCCATCCGCCGTCAGCTGCATCGTCGCCGCGATGGACGCAACACTGGCCGAGCAGGCCGAGACCTACGCCACCTCGGAGCAGATGGCACAGGCGATTGAAGCCGCGCTGCAGCAAGCCGGGTTCATGAGCCCAACCGACGAGTCCGGGCACTTCGTACGTGCCCGTGTGGACGAATCGCTGATCAACCGCGAGGCCGAACAACGCGAGCACCACCACACCATCGCCAATCTCAAGCGCGCAATCGCCGAGCTCGAGGACCGGATCATGTCGTATACCGGGCTGGCGGTGACAAAAGCGGATTACGAACTGCTCGTCAACGTCATCGATACCTTGAACCTGACTGAGCGGACCCTAGCCGCCATGAAGGCAACTCAGCAGGCGGCACGCGCCAGCCTGCAAGTCACCAGACTGGGCGACCTTGCTAAGCGCATGCACCTTGAACTGCGTGAAAGACCTGCCAGCGCCGTTAATGCAGGAGCAGCAGCATGACAGCCTCGCAGCAGATCACCCTGGGCGGGCGAGCAGATCATCAAGTCTCCACCGTGAACACCAACCTGCTGCAATCGAAGGCACGGAGCCCGCACGATGGAACATGCAAGTGAGTTTCTTGATGAGGAAGAGGTGGTGCGAATCACCGGCTACCAGATCCCAAGCAAGCAAATCGCCTGGCTGGCCAAAAACGGCTGGCAGTACACGCTGACCCGGGCCCGGCGCCCGGTAGTTGGTCGGGTATATGCCCGCCTCAAAATGGCCGGCGTGAAGCCAACCGCAACGAATGCAACAACAGAAACTTGGGCATTGGACTTATCGCGCGTGGGGTAACAGATGCGCAACAGGAAGGCATCGAATAAGGACCTGCCGCCTCGGATGTTGCGGCGAGTTCGCAAACTAAAGAGCGGCAAACTGTGGGTTGGCTACTACTACAATGGGAGGGATGCAGACGGGAAGCGGCAGGAAATTCCGTTGGGGACAGACCTCGCGGAGGCCAAGCTTGAGTGGGCACGCTTGGAGCACAAGGCAGCACCGAAGGTGATGTCAACGATGGCCGAGCTGTTTGACCGGTACGAGCGTGACATCATCCCGGCAAAGGCGCCACGCACTCAGAAAGACAACAAATACGAACTGGAGCGCCTGCGCACGGCGTTTGCCGACGCACCCATTGAGGCGATCACTCCTCCGGTCGTCGCGCAGTACCGGGACGCCCGCACCGCGAAGACTCGGGCAAACCGGGAAATCGCGCTGCTTTCACACGTATTTACCGTGGCCATGGAGTGGGGATTCGCAGATCGAAATCCGTGCCTGGCGGTTCGTCGCAACAAGGAAAAGGTACGCGACTTCTACGCTGCCGACGATGTCTGGGACGCAGTGTACTCGGAGGCCGACCAAGGCCTGAAGGATGCCATGGACCTCGCCTACTTGGCCGGCCAGCGCCCAGCCGACACGTTGAAGTTTAGCACCGTCGACCTCGACGAGGACTACCTGTGGGTCGGCCAGAACAAGACTGACAAGAAGCTTCGCATCCGCCGGCACATCAATGGCGAGTCGACCGGCCTGGGCCTGTTCATCGAAGCGCTCCTGGAGAGACGCAAGCTGCAAGGCGTGCGCAACTCACGCCTCATCACCAACGACTCCGGCCTGCGCATGAGCTGGGAAATGCTGAGGAATCGCTTCAGTGAGGCGCGTGACAAGGCGGTACGCAAGCTGATCGCCGATGGCAACACAGACCTGGCGACCAAAGTTCGGCAATTCCAATTCCGCGATATCCGACCGAAGGCGGCATCGGAGATTGAGGACATTAGCCACGCCAGCCGGCTGCTCGGACATTCCAAGGAGGAGATTACAAAACGCGTTTATCGCCGCGTCGGTGAGGTGGTCAGCCCGACCAAATAGTGGGCAGATGCGGAAACGATGCCCGATGATGCGGAAATGATCGGCGTTTCTAGACCACAAAGAAAAACCCCGCAGACCTTAATCTGCGGGGCTTTCGAATGGTGGAGGCCGAGGTCGGAATCGAACCGGCGTAGACGGATTTGCAATCCGGAGCATAACCACTTTGCTACTCGGCCTCAAAGTCAGGATCTAGCGGCTTACGCCTCGCTATCTCCCCGAAACACCGCGCCTTTAAAGCGTGCTGCGTTTCGATGGGCGCCATTATGTCTACATTCACGTAACCGTGCAACCCCCTGAACGAAAAAAAATTTCAGCAGGTTCAAGGTGTTAGCGCAGACGGCCAAGTTTGCTCCACAACCC